TAACAGTAGTGGGCGGTTTAATAGTAGTAATAGTGGGCGGGCTTTGTATGGGTGCTATCCATATATAGGTGTGCTTATACTAATCTTATATAATAATTAATAAAAATAACAGGGGTGAGCGGGATTTATCCACAGCTAGGGTATTGACATATAGTTATTGGTTTGTTAGAATGGTAGCAGATGAGAAAAAACAACTCATCTAGCACATAAAACAATTTGAGTGACTTATCAAAGGGGATAAATGAAAGATATGGGCGCAAAACAAGGCGTAATAACAATATCGACTAACTTATCCCTCGAGGTAAGAATAACAGAGTACAGATTGTCAACCATAATAATAAGGTTCGTATCAAAAGGTATAACACCTTGCTAGTCTTATGACTGGCAACCTGTACTCTGAATAATATTAACAACTTGTATACAGTCTGATAGGCGTGGGCGTGAGCTAGTCACGATGTCTTGATAACGTACCGCTTATCCGTCTGTATATAAGTAAATGAAAGAAGGAAAGTATGAGTGCAATATATAAGGTAGAAATAGCCTTTTTAGCATTGAAAGACGAGTGGGAAAACGGCGAAACTGGCGAGTACGGCGCAAGCTGGGACGAGTCAAGAGAGTTTGAATCATTAGCAGAAGTCAAAGAGTTTGTGGAAGAAAATACTTATTCAGGTTATGACTATATCGAATATGATAATTACCTAAAAAGATATGTTACATCCTATACAACTACAGATGATAATCAGGGCGAAATGACAGAATCAGAACGTAAGCAGTGGCAAGCTGGCGAGATAAACGGCTGGACAGTTAGCTGTGACATAACAGTTAAGAAATTTACGCCGAAGATTATAGGCAATATTAAATTTAATAAGTAAATAAGAAAGGCGTACAACAATATGCGTGTATCAAATCTAAGAAGTCCTAGAAGTGGGGCAACAGTAGCGAATCAATACGAAATAGAACACAATGGGTGGGATTATTTCCAGAGTTATCAAACACTAATAGCTAAGAAGAAAGGTTACAACTACGTTATAAGCATGGACTATAACTATAGCCGAACCACTAGCAAGTACTTTTATGAGTGGTTAAAAGATTGGGGTTGGACATCTGAACAATACCAAGATTTCCGTAAATGGGCAAGTAAGCAAATTGGTAGCAAATCAGGTCAAACTCTGGTTTTAGATAACTGCACGGTTAAGCTAGTACAAGAGTTAAAGAAATAACATAATAGGAGTAAATGAAATGAAGACTGTAGCGGTAAACTTACATGATTATGTAGCAATTAATAAAAACTGGGAACAGTTATGGGCTGATGATGATGTTGCATACTGGTTTGAGCGTTTGAATGATAATAACACACCAGAATATGCTAAAGGTTACAAGTATCAGGTACACGAAACAACGCCATACAGAGATTACATTACAGATAACAGGAGTTTTTACTGTAAAGACCTAAAGCAAGCGTTTGAACAGTGGAATAAATTAATTAATAACCATATAGGAGTATAAGAGAATGACAGTCAAACTATTACATTACGACAATCAGAGTGCAATTAGTTTATTTGATAAAGATAATCATTATGGTTGGATATTTTACGAGAATAGGGCGCATAAGCCATTTAGTGAGATAGATTACAAGACATTAGTAACAGAGAATAACACTTATAGTGATAATGCGGTTATAGAGTTGTTTGAATACCTAAAACAGACACGCAACGCAAAACTAGAAAGTGCAAGGGTTACAGCATGAAAGATAAGCAAGCAATCATTGACTATATAGAAAAAACCTACCTACCAGAGAAAATATCAAGTGGAGTTGAGCTATACAGTGGTAGTGTCGATGCTGAAAGTTTTAGGCGAGGTTTTAACTCAGCTAAAAATATGATAATAGGGTACTTGAAAGAGGAACTATGAAAGACGACATATTAAATGTAATGTTTTGGTCAATATTAATACTAATGTTTATGTGGGCGGTCATACTATGAGCATGATTTATTGTGAAGTCTGTTGTAATCATATAGACACTGATTTTTATGAAATAGAATGTAAAGAGGAAGGACACGAGGAGTTATGAGAAGTTTAATAGTTATCTGGGTGCTAGCAGGTTTGACTGTTTTGGGTGGCACTATGTTTATAAACAGTGAAGTAAATAAGTTAGTACAGCGAGAAGTAACAATTGAAAGTAAGCCAGTAGTTATAAACTATTGCGATACATCAGGACTAGTGCCTGTAAGCCATTTTAAGGGCTGTTTGAGCGGTTTTAATAGCTTAGAGGTACAAAATAGCGACTCAAGCCTATTCTTACAACCAGCAGGCTTAAAATACGAAGACGAAATGCGAGAAGTCGAGGCCATACAACCAACCATAGGCACGAATGAATTGCAACACATGAAACACTATTGGTATATACAACCGACTGAGTGGCGGTTTGGCGTAACGTATGACCCTCAATTAGCTGAAGATGTAACAATGTTTAATAGTGTGAAGTATGATGAGGTTAGATTATGATACAGGGATATTTACAATCGTTGGTGATGTTGTTTGTAATAGGTTTGGTTGCGTGGGCGTTGGTTGAGATAACTAACAGATTTGATAAGTAGTTTACTTTCTGTAGGAGGAGGCAATTTTTCCGTACAATCAAGGTCAGGCTCTTAGATGAGTTTTTGTTGACGGCACTTATTACAAAAACAAACAATATTCTTACGAATTAAATAATCGTGCAGGCTTTCGTGGGGAAGTCTGTCTTTTTTTGATTTGGGGGAAGTTGGTTCTGGGGGGATGTTAAGGAAGAAGATAGCATGTAAAAGAGGATGTTCTCTTTCTAATTGTTGTGGTGTGAGGAATGGTACTTTAGACATGTTCTAATAGCCAGTGGTCGTCTAGGGCTTTTCTGTTGGGATGTTCGACCTTGCACTTAGAACAGGTAAATACAACAACCCGAACCTCACCATGTTTGGGAGATGTTGATTCAGGAGATGTCTTCTTTTTGTAACGCCAATAGATGTTATCTTTGTTCGCATAATGTTCGCTTTTCTCTGAAGATGTTGGCTTTAGTTTGTCCCAGTTAAGTTGTTTAATTTTGGGCATTATCTGACAACCTCATCATTCTTCAGCATCCAGCAGAATAGTTTAGCTGGAGTGTCACTTCCAGCTCGGGCTTTGTTGACAAGCTCTATAAAACGCTTATAACCCAGTCTGTCTAATTCACGTTGATAAAATGGGTAATAACCATCGTTGGGTATAACATCACTTAAATTATTAACTATACTTACTAACTGTACTGTACTGTTATTAGTAATATTATTTACTGTACTGTACTGTAATGTGTTTTTTAAACTTTGCACTTGACTTCCTCACTACCCTTTGGTACTATAGAGGTATCATTGTAGACACCCCCGAGTAACCGCTCGGGGTTTTCTTTTATCTAATGTTTATCGAGTCCTAGCTAGTAACTCTGGGCGAAGTCTTTGTGTATTCATTGTAGACTAAGCTTAGACACACATTACCAAACTTCTTTTTATATGTCAATAAACAAACAACCACCCATTTCTGAGTGGAAGCTCGTCACTATTAACACAAAAACCCTAGTAGGGGCGTAAGGTAGTTTTATTATAACATACTTATCCACAATTCAATAACCATACTTGACAGACCAATAACTATTTGATACACTTAAACCATTAAGAAAGGGCAATAATTATGAGTAATCTAACAAATGAAATATTAATAGAACAGGCGTATGAGTTGGCTGATGAGCTGACAGGACACCCAAGCGGGGCAGACAAGCGTATCTATGAGCTAATAGACAAGAATGACTTAGACAACCTAAGAGAGTTCATTACCAAAATAAGTAGAGAGTTAGCACAGGAACACTTCCATAACAATGATATTTTAGGAAGTTACGACTATGAACGATAAACTAATTAAAGACATACTCCCACACAACTCTATGAACAACACACTCAGCTTACTCACAGAGGCATTTGCAAACATGGACAAAGGTAAATACATAGAAGTTAAAGACCACTCAGACAAAGTATTTATATGTCTGTCTTGTGGGAAGTTAAATGACTGGTTCAAATGGTCTTGTTACCAGTGTGAGGCAGAAGGAGAGCGACAACATGAGACAATTTAAGTTTAGAGCGTGGTCAAATAGTACTAAGTCAATGTCACCACCTGCTAGCTTATTGGAACTGACTGAAACATCAGCGAAGTTTGAAATGCCCGCCCTTATGGAAGACATGGTGGTCATGCAATACACAGGACTCAAGGATAAGAACGGTGTAGAGATATATGAGGGGGATATTTTACAAGCAACTGACGAAATAATCGTTGTTGAGTTCCCATACTACGCTAATTACGTTCACCCCGAAGCAATGGAAATCATAGGCAACATATACGAAAACCCAGAACTATTGGGGGAAAAGAAATGAGTCTATATGAGACAGGAGTAAGAGAAGCTTTAGATGAGTATATTATCAAGAAGAGCAAAGAGAAGAGAGACTATAAGGAATACTGGTCTGCAAGTAGCGCGGGCTACTGCATGCGAAAGAATATATTTGATAGACTTGGCGTGCCAGCGGTTACGGACGACGCTAGAAAATACAGGGTCTTTGAAGCGGGACACATCTTCCACGAATTTATGCAACGAATCACCAAAGAAGCAGGACTCTCAATAGCACAAGAAGTCGAACTCATAGATGACAAACTAATGGTTAAAGGACACTTTGACGACCTGATACTAATTAAAGAAGATACGCCTTTTGGAGTGGAAAACATTGGTCTAACATCTCACCAACATGGTGAAGATATGCCAGAACCAAAACAGCACCTCATACTTTACGACTACAAAACAGTGAGCTCTCAATCCTTCAAATATAAGAAAGATAAAATGTCTCACTACCATGAAATGCAACTAGGTACTTATATGTATATGTGGCGTAACCCCGATGTTTGGCTACCAAAGAATGACTGGCTACTAATGAAGAAGCACCTCAAAGAAGCTCGTATCTTAAACATATCTAAAGACGACCTAAGAATGAGTGAGGTACAGCTTATGTGGAGCCCACAACTAGAAAAGAAAGTCTATTCTTACTGGTCTACATTAAATGGCTATTGGAAGAATAAACAAATGCCCAAGTGTACTTGTGCGGACTATGAGATAAATAAGAAGACTGGTCTTGGGTTTATGGCTGATGAGCGGTACAACCCTTACTACTATGAGGGAGAGCCTTGTTCATTAGCGTGGCTAAAGAAGACCGAGAAGGAGTGGAAGAAATGACTTTAGATAAATTCACCCAGACTACCTACTTTGAGATATGGAGTCCGAGATACCACGACAAGAAAGTCTTACTCAACGCTAAAAAGATTAAAGACGCTAAGACTCAGTGGCTAAAGATTAAATTCACTAAAGCACCATCTATGGAAGGAGACTGGTGTATCAGTAAACAGAAAGCTATGACCTTCCCACTAGACACGAATGGTACGATTCAATGCCGAGCAATCCCGCTCAGTGCATTAGAACCATTAGAAATAAATCAAAATGACATAAGGAGTGTTATATGAACGAGAAGAAATTTACTAAACTAAGCGAACTAGTAGACAAAGAATTTACTATTGAAAAGGTATGGGGCTATAAGTGGAAGCTTTGGGATAACGAGTCTAAGCGTATGCTTGTGAGCGAAACCTTTGAGAAGGGCTACCGCAAGATATATGGTTTAAACACGTCAGAAGGCTCTCTGGACGTTTCTGCGAGCCAATTAGGACAAATGCTTGAATCAGTACAAAAAGACGGTGTGAGCGACCTGAACGGCCAGGCATTCAGTGTTAAGTCTAACGGTAAGACTGGTATGGATATTAGATACTACATCAACCCAGTGCGTGGAGCTAAGAAACAAGATTCAGACGAGCCATTCCCTTCATCAGTAACAGAGGAAGAACTTAATAACTTAGGGTGGTAATTATGAGCGAACTAACACAGGGCGATAAATGGCGCCAAACCATGATTAAGAAATACGGTTCTATGGAAGAGGTGCGTAGGGTAATGGGTAGTGGGCCACGTAAAGGTAACACAGTCAACCCATACTTTAAGCGCCTCAAAGAAGAGAACCCAGAAGAACTAACCAGAATAAGTAAACTAAACAGCCGTAAAGAGGGTAAAAATGGCCACAACACCAGCGAGCAAGAAAGCTAAGGGCAACCGCCTAGAGCGTAAGATAGCCGAGATGTATCGTAGATACGATATAGACAAGAAGGCTACTAGGATGCCTATGAGTGGTGCAATGACCCACTTCAAGGGTGACATACTCAAGCCTAACGACTACGCCTATGTAGATGAGTGTAAGAATCAGGAACGAGTAGAACTATGGAAATGGTGGGAACAAGCCCAGTCACAAGCCTCTGGCGCCCAGATACCCCTCCTACATATAAGTGGTAACAACCGCCCAATACTTACCGTCATGTCAGCAGAAGCCTACTTCGACCTCAGAAGAGAGATACTTGACCTTTACCAAATCATAAGGGAAGTACAAGAGAGGAGGAAAAAGATGGGAAGGGCTAAGGTAATCGAAGTGATAGGCGTAGATAAGAAGGATAACTATATAAGAACCTATGTGTTGCTTAGTGATGGTACTGAGGCGCAGGGCTATGGGAAGTTTAGTGTTGGTGATGAAGTAATTTACTTCTACGACCAGAGGTGGGATGTAATTAAAGTAGAAGGAGTAAGAAATGACCGCAAAATTCGTTAGCACAGTAGTCATCTCAGCTCTAGTTGGGGCGCTCATAGCTCTACTAGCTGTTAAAGCTACTATATAAACAGTCTTGGGTGACAGCTTAAGTGACTCTCTCCGTTCGCTAGGAGATTAAAGGTTAGCAACCAGAGTAACAGCCCAAGAAAGACTAGAGAATCAGTAGAGCTTAGACATATAATCTTAGGATTGCTTTCATCGCTCTTTGCTCTACTCTCTAGTCACCATAACTTAAAGGAGAATAGTATATGAGTAAAGAAAGGTGTACTTGTGATAGGTGTAGGAAAGTACGTCATTGGGAATCTGCTACAGAATATGATAAAGAGCTAGATGACTTGTTGTTGGCATATATGGAAAAGCACGGCAACACAATAAGCCAATGGCGAAACAACGACTACGATTATGCACAAACATTACCCGAAAACGACCAACAAGAAATAGTGCCAGAGCTTAAACAAGCTATTACCAACCTAATCAACAAATATAATAGAGAAGCTATAAAGAACGAGTTTTTGAAATGTAGAGCCGAGATGTATCGCAGAGCAAGGTTTGAACTAGAGGCTCACGCTCAAGGACAGATAGTAATACCCAACGATATTAAAATAGCTGTATTTGAGGATTGGTGTAAAGAACTAAAGAAAGGTATTAAAGAATGAGTGATTTAAAACACTTTGCTGCTGGTGAGGCTGGTAGAGAGAGGGCAAGATTGACGTACACAAAGCTTTTATTGACTATCAAGAATTAGAACCAGAACGCCAAAAGTTTGCATACTATGTTGAGCAAATGCGAGCTAAGTTAAAAGGAGTGAATAAGTAGATGGACGAATCATCAGAAGCAAAGTTTAATCTAGTCAGGTTTAAGCTACGTCAATACTACAATGAGATTAAAGAGATTGATGAACAGCTTGAGGAAGAAGAAATAACCTTAGAGCAGTCAGAAAGAGCACTCATGCTATTAGATGACAAGTACGCAAAAGACATACTGTTGGTAATTTAATAATCGGGGTTTTCTGCTTCTCTTTCCCCACAAAAAAGAGGAGAGCCAAACTAAAGGAGCAATATGATTAAGAATGATTTACATTTGCCTGTGGGCAGGCCAAAGAGGACTGAGTATTGGAAGAACAGTCAGACCGAGGAATGGAGCCTGATGGCTAAAAAATCCTATGACAAACTATCAAAACGGGCGTATACTTATAAGTCCAAATAAACAAAGGAAAATATCATGTCAATAGGGCAAACTATTCGTGTTATCTGGCACGGTCAAGAAAGAACAGCAAGAATAATAAAAATAAGGGATGGTGTGCCGCATGTCCGTTTTATGTGAGGCTCATTCAGTCTATTGGACTGGTCAAATGTGCCCCATCTGTAAATACGACATAGAGCACGATGAAACAATAATCCAAGCTTGACAATAGTCTATGCTTATGCTAAACTGTGTAGTGGAAAGGTAGGGCAATAACAATGAAGGCAAGGTTTAATAAATATCAGGTAATGTTGTGGGTGTCGATAGTTATATTTATCACTATGAATCCTATGACAGTAGAGATATTCATTGATTGGTATAAGTGGCTATTTGCTGGTTTATCGGCACTAGCTGTGGTCTATATTGTTGTTTTTACGCTGTATCATGCGTTCAAGCCAACAGAGGTCAGCATACCCAAAAAGTCTAAAAAGAGCAAAGTCAAGACTAGCGAATATTTAGAAGTTTGATACCATGGTTGGGTAACTTAAAAAAGGAGATTTGGGGCTGACCGAGAGCGACTGATAACCCCGCCATTATGTTCAACTTACTAACAGGTACGCCTAGCGTGCCACAAGCAGACATAGTAAACATAATCAACAAACCTGCCATAGTTCAGCAGGTAAAACAAGAACTAACGGTCGAAGAGAAGATTAAAACAAATTATTACAAATGTAACACTGACATACAGTGGATTAGAGCAGATAACGCACAATGTTTAGACAAAACCCAGACTACGAGGAGAAAACCCTCTAAACAGCCTCAGAATAGCCCACAGGGCGGTTCTGTCGGTCTTAATGGGTACGAACTAGGTCAATGTACTGCATGGGTCGCACAGCATAGATATGTTCCTGCTGGTTGGGGCAACGCCTCAGACTGGAAGTACAATGCTGAGGCTGCTGGATGGACGGTCTCACCTACACCAATAGTGGGGGCTATTGCGTGGCGGTACGGTCATGTGGCTTACGTCATAGGAGTCGGTGATGGGGTGGTCACTATCTCAGAGCAGAACTATGACTGGAATAGTGGTATAAGAACTATCACAATTCCTGTGGGTGACTACTTGTATATTTACGAATAATTTGCTACAATCTATACGCTCATAAGTTATTGCCCATACCATAACTTAAAAGCATGTGCTAGATGATACTAGCGAAAGAGCCACTACGTTTGCGAGGTGGCTTTTTCATTTGGTATAATGTCTGTGTCCGAAAGGAAGCACCTTTGATTATTAAACCACTCTATACCAAGAGCCCCAGATTATTAGATTATTTTAGGTAACATTAAATAACTAACGGGGCTTTTTTGGTTTCCCAAGTAACCAGCCTATAAGTCCTGATATAACTACAATAAGAATAAGAGTAAGTATGGGCATGCCCGTGCTAACAGCTACTATCAGGATTGCTTTCCATAGCGGTTCTTCCATGATGGTAAGCCTCTATGTTCTCCTCTAGTTCGTCTTGGGTCATCCAGCCTTCTTCTACAGCCTTTTTAAGCCCCTCTAAGACAATTTCTTCTTCTTTAAGTAGGTCGTCTAGGTTTTCAAACCATTCAAAGTGATTACTTCTCTCCATTGTCAAACTCCTCTGGAATAAATACTGCTCCTAACTTAGCCATGTAATCAAAACAAGCAGCGTAGCCTATTATCTGAGCACGTCTATATGCCTGTAGAGTCTCGTTTGCTACGAGTTGTACATCGTCAAAGTTCTCTGGGTTCTTCTCCATGAATTTCCTCTATTATCTTTTGCATAATCTTAAAGTAAGCGTTGTCTGAGCGTTCAAATAGCTCGTCAATCTCTCGTTCGAGCTTGGCTTGTGGGTCTTCATCATCTAACTCCTCCATTCCTGTAACCTATCGACTGCGTGAGCGATTATGTTAAATGCGTCTATTGATTCAGGTAATATATGGTGTTCCTTATCCATAAGGTGCATTGCGGTGATTCCGATAGCAGCAGGTACTACCCACCTGCCTATGCGATGTTCCATAGCTCGGTGGGCATAGTGAGTAAGTGAGTTCTCGCCTATACACTCTAGGGCTATGACACAGCCAGCAACACTGCCCCATTTAATTATTCCCTCTAAGCTACTTCTCTCCATCTTCTTTCCTCGGTTTAATCCTGTCATAAAAGTGAGGGTCGTTTAAGAACCAGTTAAGTTCGTGGTCAATCTTTTCCATTACCTTACTTACAACGTCATCGTCTTCAACTTCTTCAATTACTTTGACTTCTTTTTCTTTTGGTCGGTCAAACAAGCTTGGTGGTTTAAGGTTAGTTGATTCGTATTGTTCCATGTCTGGTTCTGAGGGGAATGGTGAGCGTATATGCTGAAACCATCGTTTATCTAGGGCTTCTTTTAGGTCGTCCCAATCAGGTAATACTTGTCGCCATATAAACGCCCCGATAGCTCGATATTCCTCATCGTCTGGTGTCTCTGCTAGTTCTACAAATACATGGTCTAAATAGTCGTATGGTGGCTCATGGGTAAAGATTGCGGTGTTGTCTCTTGTTAGTGATAGCGGTATTGAGTCTTCACCAAACTTCATATTCATTTCTAAAATTGGTTCGCCTTCTTCTGTGTTCCTAAAACCGTCTTCGTACTTACTCATCTTGTCCTCCATAACTTAATGATTGCTAACACCCCAAAGGTGATAGATATAAAAGCATTTGGATATGCACCAACTAAGATAGCTGGTAGTGAGATGGGTATAAATAAGAGAGCGTTCGCCCAATCAAACTGTTTAGGAGTACCTAATAGGTATGAGGAAAGAACGGTGATTACACCCGCCCATGAAAGTATAGTTATGATTAACATCATTCTTCTCCACTATATTCCTTGCCTCTAAAATGAGCTACTCCTTCGTTAATTGGGACGTGATAGAATTGATAGTCTCCATCATAGTCCTCTATTATCATAACACCGCTTTGCCAATTTTCTTGGAAATGTACTGGATTGCCCATGTCATCAACTGCTGAGTGGTAGCTAGGTACCTCTCCTGTTGTCTTACAGGCAGCACCCACTACTAATGAGCCCAGATACTCTCCTTTGCGGGTGGTGCGGTATACCGTTTCTATGCGATGAGAGTGCCCTCTTACTACATGGTTATAGGGGTTTTCTCTGGATTCCTTAGCGGCAGTAGAGCCACCGTTTACCACAGAGTTACCATGTTTAAATATTATTGAGGGCTTACCATACTCTTCGCCATATTCGTATTCAGCCGCACCATACCCGCTTATCCACTCAACCCCGACATGACCTAAATTTGCCATATAAGGGTAAGTGAACATAGGGAATGGGTTGTCGTCCCCTGGTCGTCTGAAACCGTAAAGGTCAGGGGCGTTCTTTAAGAAGAAGTCTTTAAGTCTGGTGTTATGGTTAGAGTCTACTTCTACTATCTTAGTGTCTGGGTTGTCTGCTCTGAATTGGGCGTATAAATCATGGATGCGTTGAAAGGCTGGACCGAGTGTGCGTTGGAAGTGGTCACTGTCTGGCTTGAAGCGAGATAGTGCTGCGAGGTCAACCGTGTCACCCAAGTTAATTATTTCATCTGGTCTAAGGTCTTTACACATCATTTGAGCCACTTTAAGGGCTCTCTCGTCGTGAATTGGTACCAACTGGTCTTCTATACGCCTATAGTCTATTTGAGCGTCTGAGAAGACGAATAAGAGCCTGTGGTCTCTTTGTATTGGTTTACGTTTGGTTGGGGTAATCTTGGCTGGAGTGGCGGCAGGGAACTCCTCAATGTCAATAGCCCCACGTCGCTTAGCGTTTGGTAGAGGAACGGTGTATTCAATCTCCCCGTCTTTGTTTTTTATAAAACCTACATGGAAGCCCTGCTCGTCAAACTCTTTTGCGAGTTCTGGGGTCATGTTATGGATGCGTAGGATGTCGCCAAAGTCATTTCCTTCTGGTGTTGGTTCTTGCTCTGGCTTTGGTGGCATCTCTATTTCTCCGTTCTTTATTTTCTTTTTATAATACCCTCTTTTTCCTTTCCATGTGTTGTATTTAATCCCAGGATACTTGAGATGGAAGTCGTCCCAGGAGTCGTTTAAAAGATAATAGAGTTTTTTTCCACTATATTTGATTTTCCCCATTTTCAGCCCCCCTCATTTGCAGATAACCAAGTTGTTTGGTTAGGTGCTTGGTTAGTCGTTGTTCCACCTTGCCCTCCTTGTCCATTAAGAACTCTATAGTATAAAAAAGACCGTCTAAGCGGTCTGTTAGTTGTCTATCTTCTAAATTGTTTACTATGCCATGTATAAGCTCACTGTCTGGTTTGGGCGGCGTGCCCATCTCTACGTGTAGTAACCTGTGGGCTGGTATCCATGTTGGCACCACCAACCCACTGTGATTCCTTAGTGAGCGTTCTGCTTTGGACGTGTACTTACGCCTTGGCCAAAACAGATGGTGCCTATTCTGTTCTGGCGTTTCCATTTCAAGCCTGTTTAGCCTCTCTAGCTATGCGGGCTTGTAGGATTAGCTCTTTTACCCTCTCGGAGTTGTCTGTGACCAGTTCTACAGTTCCTTCTTGTAGGTCGGCTGGTACATAAGCTTCTCCGTCTGTAGGTTCAAAGTGTGACTTCTCGTAGTGGTCAGACATATATAGCGGTGCTTCCATAGACCCAAACAGGAAGCGTCCCAGTCTACCAGCTACGTCTTTTATGCGGTCAGTCAAGCCTAAGTTGAACTCAGGCATTATGTTTTTATCTGCTTCCATTTAATTCTCCTTAATCCGTACCCGTAACCACCGCCAAGTGGTTAATTACTTATTGGCTACATACTCTATTGGTTTGCTTTGGTTGGCATACCAATCGTGTAAAGTATTTCTAACTAGGCTTTTCACGCTTTCCAGTTGTGTCTTGTCGCTGAGTACAGCGTCACAAATGGTTAGCATTTTCCCTTCTAAATCTCTCACGCCATCCCAATATATGATTGGAAATGTTCCGCTTGGCATAGACTCGCCATGAATCTCTTGTGTTAGGTAAAATCCAACTGCTTTTGCAAAGTCGGCAGTCTCACCTGAACCGATTACTTTTTCTTGGTAACTATCATTTGCGTCTATCGTGACCGCTACTAAATCTTTTGACATAACTTAACTCCTTCTAAACTAAACTTGGCGGTGACTATCGGTACGGATTGTTAATGTGCTTAATCTATTACATTGTTTTGATTACAAAGTTCCATACTGCTGAAATACCAGCAGCGATTGAAGCAACGATTACAGCTTTGTTTACTTGCTGTCCGCTTGCTACCCATGTAGCGATTGCAGCCTGTACGAATGTCTTAACAGCTCGTCTTACAATGTCACTGTTTACAAATGCTTTGATGTAGCCTTTCATTTGAATAGCCTTTCCCATAGTTTCTTAAACCAGCCTTCGACCACAGTTTTTTCATCTGCTTGGACTGGCACTTCCTTAATAATCTCGACTGGTTTTTCTACAATCTTGGTGACTTCTTTTACAATCTCTTTTGGTGGTTTAGCCTGTTCGTTAGCGAGAGCTTTCTTAACGTCAGCTAGTTGCTTGCGAACTGAGTCGGCTTCAGCTTTTCCTACTTGGAAGAATTGTTGCTTTGGTCGTCCTCTCCAGCTTGCTATTTCAGATGCACTTGGTTTAACGCCTCGTAGCATTAGATAAGCTTCAATAATCTCTTGGTCTGTTTGAAACACGTTGTTACCTCCTGTGGTTGGTGTTGAATTAAATTTCCCTGCAAGCCAATCGACTGGCGATATGAAACTGTTAAATGTTGTAGGGTAAGTTCCCTCTTTGTTGATATCCCAGTGAACGTGTGGACCTGTTGAGAGTCCTGTAGTTCCTGACTTGGCTACTTCTTGTCCCTCTGATACTGCTCCGTTGTTTCTTGAGAATGATGAGTTGTGCATGAGTCGGTGAGTAAAGCCTTGAGCGTCTCGTATGACTACCATGTTTCCGCCAGTTCTACTGACTACGTTGGTAAGTGTTCCCGATACTGGTGCAAGGACTTGCCTACCTGAAGGTACTGCATAGTCTACGCCTGAGTGCCTACCGAATAGAGCGTATGAGTCTGGTACGCCAAACCCTGTTGTTATGGTGTATGGTGTGTTTACTGGTCTTCGCATATTACCTCTTTCTAAGGAACTCTATTACTATGTAAGTAAATACTGCTGTAACTACTGCTGTGAGCGTTGGTGAAAACCAGCCCCAAAAGTTTCTTGCCTTTTTAATTTCAGCTATTTCCTCACTGAGTGCTTGCTTTGAATCAATTAAATCTTTCTGTAGTTCTTCTATCTGGAATTTAAGTGCGTGAGATTCAGCCTTAGTAACGTAAGCTACTTTCATCTCTGCTAATTCGGATTTAATCTCCGCTAACTGGTAGTAAATAAGTTCTGCGTTAATTCTGGTTGGTTTCTTTTCAGATTCCATAGTTAGCTCCTAATCGTGTCCTAGTACGATTACTGCTGAACCAGTTGCATAATCGCCAGTTCCACCGTTTGTTAAAGTGATACTGCTTATCTGTGCGGAGGTGTTTTGCCATTTGCCTACCATCTCCAATTTGTTAGGAGCGTTAGCTGCACCTGATGTGCCTTCTTGAATTGAATTAAGCGTTACCAATTTTGGTTCAGTAGAGAAGTTGACAATATCTATATCAGAGTAGCTGGCTGCTGCTGCCGTTGATGGTCTTACAGAAATGCTGGAGGTAGATGTTGAGGTTAAGTCTGCTGCTCCATCTGTGCTATATCTAAAAGCATAGTTGTTAGCGGTATCACTATTAAATGTCATAGCACCAGTTATTGTTCCGCCAGTGTCTATCAAGTAAACGAGAACTTTTAGGTACTTTCTAGCAGGGAGTGATGAGACAGTGATTGTGTCTGCAACACCAGTAAGGGTATTTCTGCCTATTTCTTCCCACCAAACCCCAGAACCAGAACCGCCGAAATTTATTTTTGCAGCCGTTACTGCACTATCGTTTATTTTAGCTGTAGTGACATTGGAGTCAGCTATCTTAGCTGTAGTGACTGCTCCAGTTGCTAGGTTGGCCGCAGAAATCGACCCATTAAATTCATTATATATAGTATCGAAGTTATCATTAACCTCAGATGAGCTTATTGTTGTGCTTGCGCTGAATGTGTTTGGTTTTGAAATGCTACCCATTATTTTTTATCCTTATGTTTTAATATTATCATATTATTTACGTTTTTGCCTATATGCTATGCTTGACTGTTTTAGTTTACCGTTCTCAACAGGGAACTTGAGTGCGTCTAAGCGGTCATACAGTGGTGTAAGGTCGGACTCGAACTTACCATAGGTTTCTTTGAGTCGCTTCTTTTCTGCCTCGATTTCGTCGTTTATCTGGTTGGCTATTTCGTTGGCCTTATCAATATCACCACTCTGTACTGCTTGAGTTATTTTACTACTATAGGCGTCCTTCTTGTCTAATAGTGGTCCGTAGGTTTCGTAGAATGTACTCTTTACTTGTCCGCCCCCCTCTGGAGAGAAGAACCTGCCAACGATTTGTTCTGACACCGCTCGGTTGCCACTCTCTTTACCCCTTATCTGGTCAACGGTTGCTAGGGCACCCTCCAGCCCACCAGCACCATAGCCGAGGACAACTTTTCTAACCTGTAGTGGTGAGAAGCCAAGGAGTTTACCGATATCCCGATATGATTGAGGCGTATTCTCAAATACTTGTTCATTCGCTGGCAAGCCTTTAAGGTTGTCTGGGATAATATTTCTGCCAGTGTAAATGTCTTGGTTGAGGGCAAGCTCTATGGCTGGTTTAACACCCTGTGGGACGGCTGACGATAGTACTTCTCTGCCTGTAGTGCCTACTGGGCTGAATGGGTCTATGGTTAGGTTTTTAACGGTTTCCAAGAATCCCTGCCTATCTCCAAGATACTCTGACTCTATGAAGTTTCTAAGTGGGTTAGCGAAATTAACCGCTCCTGGTGGTAGGGGTACTTTTATGTAGCCCTTGTCGCCGCCCAGAACAAATATTAGGTTTTTGTCCCTAACATAGCTTGGTATGTTTGCATAGAGGGCTGCCTTGTCTGGGTCGCTAAGGTTGTGGTAGGTAGCAATCGCCACGGGGGCGCCAATGGTCGCACCAATTTTAAGTGCTGTTGCCGCTGGTCTTCTCTTGAGGGCTCTCCCTAGGTTGGCTGCCCCCTGTACACTGGCATTGAAGTATGGGTTAAATACCTTCATGAAGGTAGCAAGCTCTCCCCTGTTTGCAAAGTTTATAGAGTTTCGCCTTGCAGCAGCGTTGGCACGCTGAATAGCCTGTTCTGGGTCGATGCCGTCCTCAATTGCTTTTTTATATGTCCCTAGGAAGTTTTGATATCTTGTTGACTTTTCAGTTGCTGAGATAATATTTTCGTATCTTCGTAGGACGTTCTCCCCCTTAACCCCTAAGTCTTCCAAGGTTTGTTGTGTGGCGGCTTTTAAGTTTCTTGCTAGGTCAACCTTGGTCATGTTACCGTTCGCCTTCAGGTATTCCTTAAACAGTGCTGACGGTTTAAACACCTCATCTGAAACACCAGGAATCTTTCTAAGTACAGCATTACCAGTTGGCTTGAATACAGCTTCCTTTAACCCAGCCCAGATGGCTAGTGGGTTGTGTGTTGAACGTGCGTTTTGAGAGACAATACCGCTTTCTATTTGGTCTCGTATAAAGTTTGGCACAGCGAAAGCTGCGTTAAGGGAGGTGGCCCCCTCTCTAAGTAGACGGCTAGGTAGTAGTAGTACATTAGATATTGCACGTAGTTCTAGGTCAGATGCCCCCGCAAGTTGTCTTGCTGCTCTTGGGTCTATAGTATAGAGTTCCTTTACTCCGTCTTCCAGTACGGATAGTGTCTTTTGCCTTACACCCTCTTCCCCGTATAGCTGTTTTATTTTGTCATAGGCGGCAGAGGTGGTTTGTAGTTGATTGGACTTACCTGCGGCCACGGCCTGGTCTCTGACATACTTTGCTAGGTCATTGCGTTCGACATCTAGTGTGACTCGTCGCTGCCAATCCTCGTATGCTGCGAATGGGTCAACAGCCTCCTTTGTGGAGCCCTTAAGTTTCTGTGAAATTATCGGCTTTTGTCCTGCCAGCCCAGATTGTCCGTAACGGGTTGCCTGGTCTTCAAGAACCTCTCTCTGAACACGGGTGTAGTCAGGGTCGTTTATCCACTGGTCATACTTAGCCTTATCTATTATACCGTTATCAAACATGTACTGGATGTCATTCTTGGTTGACTGGTTAAGTAATTTATATGCCTGCTCTTGTTCTGCCGAGCCTACGGGTACTTTAACCTTAGTTCCTTTAATCTTTCCCGCCTCCACAAGCTTATTGTTGTTAATAGCGTTCTGTTTCTCTTTGATGAAGGCACCAAACTCATCATACTTTTCCTTGCTACCAGCAATGAGTGGTTTAAGTTGTTGGAAGGCTGGGTTTTCCTCTAGCCTTGCTTGTGCTTTAGAGGCAAACTGTCTGACGTTGGTTATCCTGTCCTCTAGTTCGTCCCTTATTAACCTGCCAGTGTTGGTATCAGTTGCGTTGCCAAACTGTTTCTTAATGAAGTTTGTGTCGTCTACAACCTTTGCTACGAACTCGTCTTTTAGGCTTGTTATTTTCTTAAATGTATTAGTCTCTGCTGCTGCTCTACCTAGAGATGTTTCGCTGATGCTCGGTATCTTCTGAGCTATCTTTTTGCCGCCAGCACCCAATACTGCACCTCCAGCAGATAAGCCAGCGCCAAGTCCAGCACCTACGGCTGCATTTTTAGCTATCTCATTGACCGAAGCATCTGGATTACTCCTTAGCGTGCTACCAGCGCCACCCACAGCACCGCTGGCCGCAGTCTCAGCAATAGCTCCAGCGGCACCAAGAGCACCGCCAGCCTTGTACGCAGCCTTAACACCCTTACCTCCAACTAAGTAGCTTGTTAGTTCTGCGGTTGCACCCAGAAACTTCTTTTTGTTTGTTTCAGATTCAACAGTTTTGGTCCTTTGAGATATTTCTTGAGCCCGTTGCCTTTCTAAGTCGTTTAGAGAGTTTAGTAATATATCTTTTCTCTCTTTTGGAACAGTGGGGTCGTTGAGCTCTGTGATTACTGCTGTGCGCAGTTTATCTAGTGATTCTTGGGAGCGGGCGAGTAATTTTTCCTCTGCATTACCTGCCGTTGCCCTCGTAACGCCACTGGCAACCGTTGATATTGCCCGACCAGTGTCCTTAACGAGTTCACCACCGATGTTTAGTGCGCCACCGATAACTTTGCTGCCAATCCCCTTTTGTGGTGTTACGCCATAGCCTGGACGAGTTCTGTCTGCGAAAGAGCGTATATCACTTAAACCAAGCCCAGACTGTTTGGCTATATCCTCATAAGACATCCCCTGGTCTAGCCCTGCGTTTATTATGTCCTCTTCTTTTTTTCTTCTCTCTAGCCTAGCGTCCCTCTGTTGGTAGAGCTTCTTCCCTAGTTCGGGATTTGAGAGAGCCATGAAAGTGCTGTTGAAGTCCAGATTATTGTCATTCTGATAACCTGACTGTATGTTTAGTTCCTCGTTACTTTTAATCTTGCCTTGCTTTTGAGCTTCACGGTAGAAGTTTGTTAAAAAGGACATTGTTACCTCCTTTCAAGACCAGATGTGTTGAATAGGCTTATGCGTACTGGGTCTTTAAGTGGGTTAGTGTAGTCTTGTATGTGTGTTTTGTTTATGTACTTATCATACTTGTTGAAGAACTCTGATTCTGGGAGACCCTTCTGCACCCAAAGTGCCCTCGCCTGGTTAAACGTTTCTGGGCTTACATTACCGTCTGCACCAGACAGCTTGATTAGCCCTGCCTCAGTATTACTCAAGAAGGTTTCTAGGTCCATATCCGCCGCAGCAGCAGAAGCCCTAGACGCAGCCCTAGACGCAGCCCTAGCCTGTTCCTGTTGATATTGTTGCTGTCTAAGTTGGTACTTTCTCTCTAGGTCGGTCATTGCTAGGTTTTGTTTCTGTGCTTCTAGGTTTTGGGTGTTGATTGTGCTAGCTAAGTCGCCCGCTGCTTGTCCTCTGGCTACATTGGCCTGTCCTGCAAGCTGTTGGTTGGCGCCTATGGCTTGGGCTCGCTGACCACCCAATAAGGCGTTTTGAAGGGTTGCAGCTTGCCCTAATTGACCAGCTATATTCTGACCTAATTCTCCGCCTGCCACACCTCTTTGAGCAGCTGATTGATTAACAGCTTGTGTCTGCGCATTGGCATTGTTTGTAAGGCTAGCCATAAGGGTATTGTACAAATTCTGAATGGCTGGTGTTTGTTGTTGTATTGCCTGAACTGCCTGGTTAAATACAGGTGCTACCTGTTGATTTGCTTGAGCTATTTCTGGTTGCATTATAGATAACCCCCCGCAAGTGCTTGTTGCTGAAGTGCGTACTCCCTATTTGACTGAGCTATTTGGTTTTGTAGTTGTTGCTGTTGAATAAAGTTGCCCTGTAATGCGTTGGCTAGCTGTGCGATAGCGCTGGCTTGGTCTACTTGTAGGCCGCCAATATCCTTATATATACCGCCAATGTCTTTAGCGTTCTGAGCGGCTAGTTGCCCTCTCTGCCCTGTAATGTCAGCGGCTACTTGTGCCTGGCCATAAACTGGAATAGTAGAGCGTAGTATACCCCTAGAATTAGAGTCTTCTAATACGTTTTGAAAGCCTGCTTGCTGTTGTCCTTGGAGAGCATTAAACTGGGCGGCATAAGATTGGTTGATTGGTTTTATCTGACCCTGGAGAGCCCTTATCTGCTGGGTATACCCTGGAGAGAGTTGACTTTGCGCTGTTCTTATGTATGAAGTTGCCATTTGTTTTTACTTTCTTTGTTACTAAGCATAATTATAACCGTAAATCAAGCGTTTTATCAACTACTTATACGAAATACCATCCTACTCATCATTGAGTTTACATACTCAGTAGTACCATTCCCGCCGTCAATCCTGTGTTGAATTTTAAACTCGTGTTCTCCATCTGGTTTCGGCAATATATCAGAGCGTATTCTTGTAGCCGTTGTGGATGTGGTGGATATTTCTGAGTTCTCCACTGGTTCATCTGTGGTAATGTTATACAGTCTATAATACCCAGTCCCAGCATCAGTTTTACCTATCATCTCAAAATACCATGTGTGGCCAGTCCAGTCGTCGAAGTTAATAGTACCTAATGACCCTTGAATATCTGTATATGTTGAGTTTGTTGTCCAAGAATCTGTCCACTGTGGGTGCATTTGTAACCAAGTTTCACTCTTATACTGTTCAAAGGCATTGTTTAGTATGCGTTGGTGGTCGTTGAGCTGTTTAATAATTGAGTCGAGTTTTGCGTTGATGTCATCACCTGTAGCGCCAATACTATAGTCTGGATTAGATGGGAATATCTGACTCATTGTAGTCGCCTTGTTCTTACTGTTGGCAGTATTCCTAGAACTTCAATGCCCTCACCGTACCCAGATTGGTCTATTTGGAACTTGAAGTATTTAGCTAGTCCTTGGAACTCTGCAATTCTTGTGGTTATGATTGACCCCTCTGAGCTCCAAACATCTGTATCCCAGACCGCGGTATCCCATAGGGAGTTTGTGCCAGGAGAAAGGTTTATGGCTGTTCCTGTAGTTTCTGTTTCTGATATGTTAGCAAGTTGAGTGACCGTCATTTCCCAGTCACCAAGAGATAATTGCTGGATGTAGAATTTCTTTATAGCTTTGTCGTTCATACCAGTACCAAAGGATAGTGATGGGGTCACATATCTAGTGGTTATTTCGTAGCCGTCATCATGTGAGCCAGTGTCAAACCGATACATTACACCTTGATTAGACGAGCTAAAGTATATCTGTCCACTATCGTTACTACCATCCCAAACTACCCAGTCTGAGGCATGTATGTTCTCAAACTTACCCCACACACCCATTTCATAGTGGTAAAAGAGTGCTTCGTCATTATATGAGCCACTATTAGACGTATAGGATATGAGATAAGTGTTGTTCCACAGGACTGCGACTGGACTTGTTTTATTTGCCCAGGCATCAATAGAAGTATTAACCACTCCCTCTGATATATTCTTTAGGTTTGAGCCGTCAAATAGGTATACGCCCTTGTCTGATAGGAATGTAAGCAGGTCGCCATACTCTACAAGCGTTCTCTTGTCTATCATGCCAATCTCATTGGTCACATTCCTGAGTTCAAAGTTGGATGGTGAACTACCTAAGAGTCGCCATATAGACCGTCTTTGGAAGACGTACAGACCATTATTAAGTGAGTATAGTCCCGTTCCAATATCTCCCTTACTAGACGGGATGATAATAGAGCCAGCGTTGTTGGCGGTGTCAAAGTCGTTGAAGTGTTCCTCTGTTACTGAGGTGTCTAGTGCTGAGAACCTTAGAGTATTACCCTCTAGTGTCCAGATACGGTTAAGGTGGTTTTCTATAAAGTCTGGTTGTGGGCGGTTTAGCCCTGACGGTGCGGTTGCGGTATTGAGTTTACCTTGTATCTCGCCCCACGGTGAGATAGTGTAAGTCTGCCCAGACAGGGTTGAGCCCAAATAAGCCGTTTCGATAGTAAGCGACGTGTTTGAGCCTATTGCAACAATCTTATACCACTTGCCGTCTGGTAGTTTTATGTATTCGCCCGTTTCGGCATTTGTAGATGTGTTCCACGATGTTCCAGAACCAGTAACGGTGGTGGAGTTGTTGGTGGCGGTTATGGTACCAGTGGTATAGTCAGAGTTGGTTGAGCCTCGGTACTTCTTAATATAGTTAGTTTTATCGATAACCAGTAGTGTGTCGTTTGCTACTGTATAGTCTATGTATTCAGATGAACTTAGGCTAACTCCAGATGGAAGGGATATGGTGGTCATAGCACCAGTTCCGTCGTTACCCCTATATAATGAACTACCAACTTTTACAAATGTTTGTTTAGTACCTGTAGTGTTATAAAAGCGAATCATGCCAGTGGTGGCTGTTGCGCCAGTGTAGACGTTAAACTTGAGGTCGGTTGAGGCTACTGCTGACCAGCTAATTCCTGAATCGGTTGAAGAGTAGGCCGCACCATTAGCGTAGGCATTGCCTGTACGGTGTACTAGAACGGTATTTATTGTCTGAGTAGTTGTTTGGGCGATGTACGGTTTAAGCACAACCGCATACTCTGTAGAAGCTGTCAGTGCGTATGGTACGTTAAATCTAAAGCTGTACTCTGTTTCAGACGTCCCAGAGACAAGAAGTATCTGCCCATCTATTAGTTTAGCGCTTGGACCTGTACTGCCGCTCCATAATTCCGCTTTCATATACTGTTCTTGACCGCCCGTATTCATAGCAAGATAGAAGTCACATTGAACTATGCTTGCACCAGCACCTACTTGGAAAGTCTGAGCCACCCAGTCTGATACTGCGTCTAGGGTTATGGTGCCAGTTGATGCTCCCGTATTGGCCTCATCGCTAGATGACGCTATTGGGTCGCCATTATATCTGAGATAACCATTCCTTGTTTTTATGGAATGGGTGTCTGTAAATACAACATTAGCCATGTCTGGTGACTGGTTGGGTTGTAACTTAGTTTCATGTGGGTCGGTAACAAGACCGCCAATAAAATCAAACTCTTGTAGCGGCTGTTCGGGTACGTTCTTGAACCTGATGTTTTGTTGAAAGTTGAGAGGCATTACTCTACCTCACCTCGTTAGACAAACCTGTGTGATTAATATACGTCTCTGGTCCAGTGATTTTGAAGTTATCTGTGTCTGTCGGTTGGGTCAATAGGTTCTGTCTTGCTAGTGCTACTATTTGTTCGTAGCGGTTAGAAGCTTTTTGTGCCAAGTCTGGGTCTGTATTGAAGTCGTGTTCTAGTGATAGTGCGTACTGCAATAATGCCTCTCTATAGGCTATTGGTATAATAGGTGTGTCTGAGTCAGCAGAAAGTTCTGTTGGTATTTTATAGTAGTCAATAGCAACAGAGTAAACGTCGTTTGGTAGTGGCCAGAAGCCAATAGAACCACCCTTAATGTAGTATCTGGTTGGGACTGATGCGCCGTCTGAGTCGAAGTCTGGTTCGTCAACTCTAAGTTGGTTAAATGGCCAATAGACAAGTTTCCTATTATTAGAACCCTGAATACTGACTGAAACAATGTTCTGCGCGTCGATGTCCGAAAAGTTAGATGATAAACTATATTCTTGAGTGCTGGCTACCGTTGAGAGTGTACCAGTTGTCTCTCTGAATGGCCACAATTCTCTTAATACAAAATCATAATAACCCATGTTAATCCAGTTTTTAATTCTGTTTCTAGTGGTCGAATCTGATTTCGATACTAAGCTAAGTACATTGTCTTGTATCTCTCTGTAGGTACTGTTAGCTGCCGTAGTTTTATCCTTCTTTCTTTGCCGTGAAGTTACACCATCTCTGGCCTGGTTTCATTTTTCTTTTAAATGTTATGTAGTAGTGGCAAGGTACACATAACGTTCTGCCATTATCAACATTATAGCGCAACTCTTCATTATCGGACCACTTATTTATATGGTCTGCGTGCAGAGTCCCGCCATATTGTTCACAGACTTGACAGGTGTAATTATCTCTATCAAATACTTTGCTTCTCCAACTTTTATATCCTAGGGTCCCCATAGCTTGGTGTCGCGCAGTACCAGTACCACCCTTATAGTTCCATGGCGTAACGTGCGGCCTTGGTCCTTTTTTGCCCGTTTTAATCCCAGTTAGCCCCTTATTCCACGGGCTAATACCTTCCTTTAGTTTATTACCTCTCATCATGCTCCTATACATAGGCTTGGTACAATCACGTGAACAAAACCTACAGGCACTGTACTTAAGGTCGGAGGGGTATACGGAAAAGACTTTTTTACAGGTTTCACATGTTCTCTCTATTCTGGTCGATTTTCTCATCTTTGTTTGCCTTCCTTTTTATTTCTGTTTGCATTATAACACTGTGTGTGATATTAGCACTACTTTTTTACTGGACTAACCGTCTCTGTGACTTCCGCCATTGCATTAATACCTTGAGATATTTCAGCCTTAAGTGCGTCTTCTGCTGCTTTAATCTCAACATCGGCTTGTAATACTTCGTATACTGGGGCTACGGCTTTTTCTCTTTCAACCGCTGCGTAAAGTTGCATATTCTCAGCGAGAAGAAGCTTATTAAGTAACGCCTCTTTTTCTTCTAGTGTCGTTGGAATCGTGGTAATCCCATGATATGCACACTTTTGCTCAAGAATAGACACCGCTTTGTCGTCTGATATTTCATAGTTGATATTCATTATTTACTCCTTTTAGTTAATGTTACGATTATGTCGTTTACTGCATTTGAATAGTGTTTGATTGCAAAACCTTGTGTCTCAACATTTCTCTGCCCCCACTGTTGGTCGATATTGTAGGCGTATTGAAAATCGAAGTCACAAGATACTGGGTAGTGGTCTAGTTTATTGTCCTTGCGCCATTGTTCGTTCAAGTACAGGAATGACGCTTCTGATATAGCCCTCGCATGAGTAGGGTCTTGCCAACACCTCATTGAGGAATAGTAGGGACAGGTTATCTTAGCAAATCCCTTTGTTGGGATATTTGGATTGTTCGGGTCAAACTCGGCTGGTTTTAATATTCTGTGAACCTGGTCGAAGAACAGATAGAAACAGTCGTCATAGCCTGCTTTCATGCCCTTCCCCTCAATAATATGGGGTATATGCTCAACGAACATAGTACAGTCTATCTCGTCTACTGAGTTATCGTCTATTTTTGACCAAACATTGTCTTTGCTCCAGAAGTCTAAAATGTCACCGACATATTTAACCCCCTTGCCTTTGACAATATCCATACCAACAAACCCCTCTGGTATGTTCTGGCCACAAGCAATACTTAATTTCATACTTTCCTCCTTTACCACATCATTTGATTAGCGTGGTCATAATGACCAACCTTGACTCTGGCATCACAAGCAAACTTGTACCCTAGCTCTCTAGCCTTTTGGAAGAAATAGAGGTCTTGGGTATATGTCTTGCCACCATCGCCGTTTAATGTTTTAAACCATGCCCCATACTCAAAACGCTCATCTTTAAACATTTCAAGTCTAAATAGTGTGAAGCCTTGTCCGAGTCCATTGCATGGTGTTATGGCTTCAGGTTGTGGGATTTGTGGCGTAAAATTCAGAGGCATAACTTCAGGGTTGCCGTAGCACATCGGTTGACCATTTTCGCCCTTTGTCCAATACAGACCGCCAACAGCATCGTAATCGTCTATTGATTCATATAGTTTTAAAAGTCCGTCAGGAGGCGGTGCGTTATCTTCTTCAATCGTGAGTAAAAACTTAGAGTCTTTTAAGTCAGGACTTTCCAGAATCATTTTGATGGCTTGGTTGTAAGCTTCGCCCACTTCCATACCTTCCATGAATATAGGACCGAATACTTTTTGATTCATTGGTTTCGCTAGACCTTGCCAGCTTTGCACTATTCGTGCAGGTATTAGTCCTCTGGTAGGACAGATAATTACCGTAGACAAGTCCCTGTATGTCTTCTCTTTCTCTAGTCGCTTCACATAATCACTTGCGTTGTGAATGCCAGCGTTATCTGGCACTAGAATTTGTGGTTTTGACATTATTCCTCCTTAATAGTTTCTAAAGATTGGGAGTATGTTACCCCTAACAAAAGCTGTTCCACTCTTAGATATGTTCTGAAAAGATAGTGTCTGGTTAGTTGCCGTTACTGTATTAGTGTGGACTCCTTGATTCATCCAACCAACTGATGTGTTCGTAGCAGAGCCTAAGTCGTTGTAAGCTGAACCAGAATGTACAGAATTATAGAAGACAGACAGTGTGTTAGCGTATTGCGTTGTTGCAGTTCCGATTGATGAGTTGTTATTGGTAGACATTTGAAAACCAATCCAGTATTCGCCAGCCGACAACGAGGTGTTTATTGCGAAAGAGGCGTTTCGTGCGCCTGAAAGGTTTGAGAAGTTGGCGGTGTTGGAAGCCCAGGTGTAGGTTGTAGTCCCCATAGAACCAGTAACAGGCTCTAGCGATACACCGTTTCTAGTTGATATAAATAACCCAGATGAGATAAGGATATTGCCTGTATTAGCGGTTGCAGACGAAGCTAGTGATAAGAGTATTGGTACGTCAACTCGTGAGAATGATATACCTGTCGGGATGCTTAGATATTTAACAGAAGCCGAAGCGTTAGTCATACCTGAAGACGATAGCTGACCGATTGGTGCATCAAAGCGTGACATTACAACACCACCGCCAGGGGCTGCTGCTGATAACGACAGAGTAAGTCCATTAGAAGCTGAAGCGGTTGTACCTGATAAGTTAGTTAGGTTGAGCGTAGGGTTGCCATGTGAGTGGTCTGATTGAGCTGCGGTAGTAAGTCCGTTATGTGATGCGGTAATTGTTGAGGCATTAAATCCAAAGGTAACACCGTTAGCGTTTGCAAAGTCAATATTTCCTGTACTACCCTCTACACTTACCATGTTTTGTGTTTGGATTGTTTGAGTTGGTACATCTATAGTAACGGTAGCTGCTCCACCTGCTGCGGTTGACTGTGAAAGTGTTGCCGCGTTTGAGCCAACCAAAATATACGACCTAATTACTGTGCCTGTCGAACCAGCCGTGTTACCCATTGTTGACACCCCCACTCGAATCGGTGGCTGAACTGACATATTAACTTGATTGTTGGTCATGTCTACCGTAATACCGCTTCCTGCCGAGAAGCTAAGAGAGCGAGCATCTGCTGTACCTGATGATGTACCAGATGTGTTACCTAGACCATATATCCCCAGTGATTGATTGGACTGATTTGCACCAGAAATAGTGACAGAAGCTCCACCTGCGGCTGTGCTTTGTGAGAGAGTCACATTGTTGCCACCAGCAAAAACAATCTGATTATTGACTGTGCCTGTAGTTCCGACAGTATTACCACCTGTAGAAACACCAGCCGTAAATGCACCACCACCAGGAGAAAAGGCCTCAAAACCAGTATCACCAGCATTCCTGCGAATTGCTTGCCCTGCTCCGATTGCTATTGAGTTTTGTATATCGCCAAAGTCTGCCATTCTACGCTCCTATCCAAGTAAACCTATTGTCTTTAAGTCTGTTATTAATGTCCCTAATACATCTGCTAATTCATTAATACTTGTTGCATTTGCATCGAAACTTCTATCTGTTGTTACGTTTGTTGCTGTGTACGCAGATGGTTGAACAGCAGGAGTTGCGTTCCAAAAACCAATCTTCTGAGTAGTAGCTGTTCCAATCTTTGTACCTGTTGCAGTACCAAAAATCATATTGATACCCTCGGCTGCGGTTAAAGCACCACCGTCAGCGATTGTCCATACAGACGAGCCATTGTCTTTAAAGTCTGCTATCGCTGCTGAAACTGCAACATTATCAACCGAAAGTGCTGTTGTTGAGGCAACACGGCTTCTAATATCTAAATGAGCATTAGGTGTATTAGCATGTCCAAGTGTTACTAGACCATCAGTTGAACCAATACGGATATATCCATCAGTAAACCCATTACCACCATTGATAACTACAGCACCACCAGTTAGCCCAGCACCACCAGTAATATTGACTGCTCCACCTGTGGACACACCAACACCTGCACCACCAGTTAGAGTAAGCGCCCCACCACCAGCGTTTCCAGCTCTACCAGCTCCAGCAACAACCGATAACGCCCCACCAGTACCACCTGTAGTATTTGAGCCAGCTGCACCAATAATAGAAAAAGCAGCGCCTGCTGTGTTGGCTGTGGTTGTGTCTTCCATCTGAATTGTACGAGCCGCCTCTTTGGTAAAGTAAAGATTTCCTGTTACTTGGAGTGCAGCACTTGCATTCATGGCTGTGGTCGTGGTTAGTGCCCCTATCTGTCCAGTTGGTGAAATATGTGACAATACATTTCCTGAATTATCTTGTACTTCGAGTGCGCTTGCGGTTTGACCAGAACGCATCTGTAATACGAGTGCTTTCCTAGCAGTTGAAGATGGCGTGTTAATCTGTTCTGCTGTTGAATCTGTGGCTTGTGGAGTATTAAGCAAGAACCTGTTGTTAACTGAGCCTGTTGTACCCAAATAGAAGCCACCAGCTGCATCTGTTTCGACATATCCAGCAAAGTAGTTCCTACTAGCAAGCCCTGCGGAATAAATATTATAGCTTGCAGCGCCTGCTGTTTGTGCTTCTAAATAAAGACCATAGGCGTTAGTAACAGTACCCGATGAATTTACTACGCTTGCACCATATAGTGTATAAGCATTGTTGATTGTCCCACCGCCACTGTTTGTGATAGAACCGTAGAGACCATAACATACACCAATAGTACCAGTTGACCTATTATATACAGCTCCAGGCACACCATAGGCGTTAGTAATCGTACCTGTTCCTGAGTGCCTAGCCCCACCAAAGAGTCCAGCCAACAGTGTGACATTTTGTGCATTTCCAGACAGTGTTGCGCCAAGTATCTCTGCACCAAATACTCCAGTAGCAGCAGACCCAAAGTTAGCAACTGCCTTAATATTTAACCCTGAGTTCCATGTAGCAGGAGTTCCAGTAAAAGTCTCTTGCAAATAAGCAACTGTGCTTGTAGTACCAACACCAAGAATATCTTGTAGTATAGAGTTTACTTGTCCAGAACCGTTTACATCAGCATCAGCACCAACAGCTATATGTCCTGTATAACGAATACCAGGGGAGTCAACTGACCAGTGTTCTGCACCGATGTTGTCTAGGTTGCCTGTAAATGGATTAAATGCAAATCCCATCTTAACTCCAAGTTACTGTATCAATATCTGATTTAGCAGAAGATGTGTAGGTTACAACCACCGTTCTCACTGTAGTACCACCAGCACCGCCTGTCTTAAAAACAAACGTCTCAACAGTCGCTGATGTTTGTTGCACATCTAAGTAGTTGTAATCTGTGCCAGCAACTAACCCGCCAGGCTGAGACATCCTAGACCAACTGGAACCATCCCATACATAATTGGCTACTCGTTTGGCCTCAATATTATCACCAGTGTCATTAGGACCGATATGTTCGGCATTGTCTATGCGAGGAGTTACGTTACCGCCATCGGCCATTAGATTATCGCTCCCTGTTGGGCTTCTATATTCTTCCGCATTTTTTCAAGTCGTAGCCATTGGTATAGTTTATGGACTCTATCTTCTGAGTGGGCTGTGCCAATCATTCTTTCTAATTCCCTAATCTTGGCGACCACAAACCCATACTCTTTGTCTTCTACCATATTAGAAACAGTCTCATAAATAAATCTAACCTTTTGGTTGGTCGTTTCGTCTGTTGGCTTATATGGTACACCAAAGTGGTCCTGAAGTTTGTATTGGGTTATTTCATCTAGTGGATAGTCAACACCTGTTTTGGCTTGACCAGTAGTTGTATCTATTTCTGTTGGTCGCACAACAACGGGTTCTTCTGAAGCTGTAGGTATGTTAGCCCTGAGTCGAGCTACTATTTCTGCTTCGTTCATAACTTTTACCTATTGTTTCCCTTTTCTTTTAGTCGTTTATATGCTTTATTGTACCACCTATTCGTATGGTTTCCACTCCGTTTCTGTCTGGCTGTTGCCTAAATGGGTCTACAACTATAGAGCCTTTTGGTATTTTGTACTCTTTGTAGCGTGCGTGGTTAGTGCCTATAACGTAGATTGCTTTCTGTAACAAGCCTTCAAGGTCTTCATGGTGCTGTGGGAATAACCCACGCTCCTTCAGTATATTGACCATTAAAATAGATGGACTGCCAGTCTCTATATTGGTTTCTGGTTTAAATGAGCGTCCTAGAACAATCACTGGCAAGTTCCACGTCTCGGCCTCGTGTAATACTACGTCTGCCAGCCACTCCATGTGAGCTTCTCTGGATTCCATAAGGTCTTCCCAGATGTTATGAGACATACCTACCTGTTCGGCTATGTGTGAAAGGGCTATGTTGTCTCTTGGGTGGCATCCGCCACCATCTCCAACACCAGAGTCCATATATCTAGGGCTAATCAAGCGTCTGTCAGCTAATTTCCACGCTTTTAGTATGTCATCGAAGTTCATACCAGTCTTGTGCGCCATTTCTCCCCAGGCGTTTGCTATCACCGTCTTCGCAGTTATCCACGTATTATAAGAGACCTTTATTCCCTCAGCTGTGGTAATATCTGTCTGGAGGGTGGGGGCGTCGTTTAGTTTGGCATAGAAAAGTCCCAGCTGGTCTGCCGCTGAAACGCTCTCAACTCCAACTAGGTTGAACTCTGGATATAGATAATCATTTAATACAGTTCCCATAGCTATGAACTGGGGCGTATATACATATTCAATATTCTCGTTTAATAATGGTTTAATCTCGCGCTCGTAAGTACCTGGTAGGCAGGTAGAAATGGTGGCTAGGGTAGTAACTTTCCCTAGCTCTTTTGATATTGTGGCTATATTAGTAACTGCTTCTTTAAGAAATGAGTAGTCAAAGTCTGCGCGTTCATCTGGTAATCTAGTCGACCCCTCGTATTCAGGACCATGGGGAGTTTGGACTGGTAAGAAGAGTATGTCCGATTTAGCTACAAGCTCTCCAAGTGTCCGCACCATACTAACATTTGTGCGGTCTAATAGTGGTTGTAACCCCTCTTCTTTGAAAGGTATCTGGCGACTTTCAATATAGTCGTAAGGTTCTTGTCTTACGTCGTAACCAACAACCTCAAAACCCCTGCTCTCTATGGCAAGAGCTACTGGTAAACCAAGCTTACCCATTCCGCAAACACCTATTGTTTCCAACAGTACAGTCCTTTCTGAGACTCATCGTCGTCTATTATTAGTTCTAGCTGTGGGTACCTAACTGCCATTTCAAACATTGTTAAATCTGGCTGTAGATGCACTTCGTATGGGTTGCCGTCAACTTCGCCTTGCGGGTAACTGTAGGGAACAACTATAAATACTTCTGTACAGTGCTCCTTAAGACGCTCTAACAGTTGATAGGCGTCTTCTTTGTCTATGTGCTCGAACACATCGCCCATAATAATTGCATCATAGTTACCGACAATCAAATCGCAAATATCACTTATAAACACTCTGTCGTAAAGTTTCTCTAGTTTGTTCTCTTTAACGTAAGGTTCCCATACCTCGCAGGCGTCCATATAATACTCTGGCAACAGCTTTCTGTACTTACCCCAACCAGCACCAACGTCTAGGATTTTTGTTGTTTTGGGGTCAAATCTTCCCCTTACTAGACTTTGGACTATTACGCCGCCCCAATCATTCATCGCATCTAATTGGTGTTCTCTACTATCTGGTGTACCCATCTACCACTCCAACTTCTCTCTTAATTTTTCTCCTGGTCTTAGCCCAGTATACTCAATCCCATAAGGATATGTTTCTAGTGTATATCCATGCTCAGACAGCTTCTCTTCTGCTAAATCAACTATCTTGATGTCTTTGTCCATCTTGGGGACGATTTCTCTGTCTCCATTTAGGTAAGCTGTCCATACTCGCTTGGCTAGGTTCTCTGGTGTTACAAAGTATCTGTGCATGTCTTTATGGGTGATTCTAATTGGGCGCTTTCTTCTAATTGCTTCCTCCCAGACATTTAAGACTGAGCCTGTTGAAGCGAGAATGTTGCCTGACCTTGCGTAGGCACCACCATACTCCCATGCCATAGCTTCTCCAAGAGCCTTAGAGTAGCCATATACCGATGTTGGTTCTACCGCCTTATCTGTGCTCATAAAGAGGATGTCTGTGCCTGTGTAGCGAGCTGTCTTAAATAGAACGTGTGTTTTTAATACGTTATTCATCACACAGGCGTTGGGGCTTTTCTCGCAAAAGTCAATATGTTTCATAGCGGCTAAATGGATAACGGTATCTATGTCCTCCAGGTCAACGTCTGCAAAATCCCCTATTTGTAATTTTACATTGGGGAAGTCCCTGGTAAATAATGTAAGCCGTTCTTCGTTATGGTCAACACCATACAGTTCGTGGTCTTCGTATAGTAGCTCCGTGAAAGCCCTACCTAGTGTTCCTGTTATTCCTGTTATGTATAGTTTCATAAGTAATACCTAAAATAATTAAATGCTACATCTGGGCGCTCGTACTTTGTGGTCTTGTCAAAGTCCCCACGCCACGTTGAATCATCTGTGTAGTGTTTATAGAAGTACATCGGTCTAGTCAGAAATACCTCGCTTTTTAACAGTGGTGCTACTCTTGTAGCCCAGTTATAGTCCTCTGGTACTCCTCCTTGATGAACAAAGGGTACTTGTCTAGCAATGCTGGTTCTTATTGGGTTAAGGTGTGAGGCATTTCTGTAAAACCCTTCATCGTCTTCATCCCATTTTTCGTACTTAATACTGTGGAAGGTTGGTTTAAGCGGTTCGTCATTGTTGTATGCTTGCATACGCCAGCCAACATAGTCTGGGTCTTGTTTTAGGGCATCCATGATATCATCACAGTAATATTCTGGAAGTTCATCGTCATCATCAACGAAAGCCATATACTTTCCTCTGGCATCGTCCATAAGTGCTTGGCGTATTTCTGCTAGTGGGCGTTCGCCATTATTCCAGTAAGCAACTACCTCTATTCGCCCATCAAATTTTTCTACTTGTGGCATGAGTTGTGCTAAGAGCTTGACAAACTTCTCATAACGCCTGCCTATGGTACAGATTAAGATACTAAGTTCAACTGGTTTGCTCATTTATAAACTCCCTTAACATTTCTATCTCATCTTCCCTCTCTATTCTTTTTTCTCTACTGTAATAAATTAAGTCTGGGTGGTCTCTTTCGTGCCGTTTAAGACGTTCCTCGGTGTTGTTGTCCATAGGTGATTTGCCAAGCGAATAGTGCATGTGTTCTATAGTATGATTATGTATGTACGTGCGAACACCTAACTTCTCGGCTACGTCATTAAACCAAGTATCATTATAGTCCGAAACAAAGTATGGCGGAACAAATCTGCCAATAACATTAGTCCAGTTGCGGTGTATAAAGCCGTGTGTGCCAAATTCATTGCGTTGAGACTCGTTACTATAATCGTTACACCAAGCAAAACATATCTTACCTGGGCGGGCGTTTATAGCCTCTCGAATAGCTGTATCCCAGCCTTTAGTCCTGAATACAATGTCATCCCCACAGTGCATGAATATGTCACCAGTGGCTTTTTTCCAGCATCTATTCCATTTAATAGATAGATTAACCTTACCGTTGTGTTTGCGCGGTCCTCTTACGAAGATTACCTGAGATGTGCGAAGTTTACGTTTGCTATAGCTCGGGTCATCATTATCTATATAAGCTACAAGCTCTAGTGAGCGTGGGTTATCAGCGGTGTCTAGGGCTGAGTGCCACATTCTAGCTAACATATCTGGACGTTCTCTCGTTGGTAAGAGAAGGCTTATTCGTTGAAGCTTGCTACCCATTGTTCAGCCACCGCCCTCCAACTATTAGTTCTTGCCCACTCCATCATATCTTTTCTGATAGCTTCCTGTTTCTCTGGGTGTTTCAACATATCTATAAGCGCTTCTTTAAAAGGTTTGAGGAACTCTTCATCCCCAGCGCCTACAAGTGTGCCTTCTTTTTGCTCTTTCATCGGGAGTTTAATACCATATTGTACGGTTTCGTCTAATGCAGCAAAGTTGCTTGATACAGGTACGGCTCCACCAGCTTGTGCTTTAATAGCGGTGATACAGTAAATCTCTGGGAACGGACAAGGGTATGCCCATACACCTGACTCGAAGATGTGTTGCATTATCTCTTTTTGCCCAACCTTACCGTGGTCGGTAACACCGTCTAGTTTCTGGGCTTTAATCATCATGTCGTCCATCCACTTCATTCTTTCGGGGTTGCCTTTGTGAACAGCGTCATAGGATTCACGGCCATAGTAAACATCAAGCGTGGCTTCGGGCACAGCTTTCTTAACCTCGGGCCAAACTTCATAGATATAAGCCAGTCCTCTAACGTGTGATGAACCATAAAAGACTTTGTGAGGGTCGCGTTTAATACCCATTTTATCCATTTCCTCAAATTCTTCTGGGTCGATACCGTTAGCTGAGAGCATAATCTTCTCATCTGGGATATTAGGGAATAGTGAGCGGTGATATTTAGATAGGACTAAAACTTTATCAATGTTATTAAGCCTGTTTGGGGTGAACTCACCTACGTCCATAACGTCGTGTAGCCAGAGGTATTTCTTACGGGCTTTAATCTTTCTCTCAAATATAAATGGAGCTCTCCATGCTATAAATATGTCGAACTCATCTTCTAGGTTACAATCCCAGAAGTTTCGCCACATAACACCATTCTCATCTACGCCAGCGTTTGCTCCTGGTTTAGCAAACACAACTACTTTATACCCTAGGTCTGAGAGGTGTTTAGATATGCGTATAATAGCTTCTTCTGAGCCACCTATGCCGTCTTTGAGACTCCATGGTCCCCATTCGTCTATCATAGTGTCACCAGTCATAATGGCTATCGTTCTCTTAGGCCACTTAACACCCTTACCGTCGTTGCGAAGTGCTGAGACTATTGGATTATCTGCTAGATGGTTGGGTAATGAGTCTAGGACTTTCATAGCTTTACGCTTTTGCTTCTTATCCATAAATTTCTTGAAACGCGTGATGGCATCTTGTAGTTCTGTGCGGTCTTTATCTATCTGAATAACCATATCGGTGTATTCTTTAACACCTGGGTCTTTCTTCTTGTATTTACGTGCTTTCTTAGCGTATTTAGCGGCTTTAGGTAGATAACTGCCACCAAGATTAAGGTAGGCATCTGCTAATAGTAAATAAGTCCTGAATGTGTAAGACATCGGGTTACGTTCTAGGGTTGTGAGGTTTTTATCCATCTTCTCTACATACTCTAGCCAAATTATTGCCTTATCGTACTTCTTCAGTTCTATTTCTAGGCTGCCCATTTCAACTCTAGGTTCTGGGTTGGCTGGGTCTTCGGCTACAGCTCTTGCGAAATACTCTTTAGCCTGACTTCTCTCACCTTTGTCTAAGGCTATCCTACCCATCTTTGTGAGAGCGACACTTCTCTCTTGGTCCCAGCCAGATACAGTTAGGTAGTCTGTAAATAGTTCTAGTGCTCTATCCTGTTCACCCGCGTCCATGAGGGTTGAGGCTAAGTAATAAAATGTGCGTGGGTCTGGGTCTTCTGCCTCATCGGCAAGCTGTTTCTCCAATAAATTGATATTGCGCTCAAAGCTTCTTTGTGTTCTGTCTGCTTCTGCATGATGTATAACAATGAAGTCTTTAGTGGCTCCCTGAGTTACTCCCCTTTTTTCTATAAGGGTTTCATGTATTCTACCCTTCCATTCATGGGAGTCATTGTTCTTAAACATTCTTGCTACTAGGTGAACGGTCTGTGGGTTATCTTCCTCGTCTCTGTCGTATAGGTAATCTACAAATATGGAATCATACCTGTCTGATACTTTTGCAACCTCTTTAATCTTTTCGGGATTATCAATTGTATCATCAGCATCTAGCCAGAGTATCCAATCATAGTCTTCTGGGACTTGGGCTAGGTTAGCGTTACGAGCTAAAGCAAAGTTGTCTTCCCATGTAGTCCGTATAACATTTACCTTGTACTCATCTAATAGCTGTGTGAGCTTTTCTGAGGACTCTGCACCCTCTTTCTTGTTAACATTGATAAATATACCGTCTACGTGTTTTGCAACGCTCTGAAGGCTTCTACGAAGGTGCTCTGCTTCGTCGTCTGAATCTTTTATGATATATATTAGTGCTACTTTCATTTTCTTCCGAAACACATGTGCCCGTTTCTGGGATAGTATGCGTGACCGCAATTTCTACACCACTTGATGTAGGGCACTAATATTGTTCTCCTATTAGAAGCTCTGGGAAGTTCTTACAGAACCACGCAAAGTGCTTTTTATTAGTAAACATGAGAGGGTAGGACTTTTCGAGAAACTGCCCAATCTCTACTGGTAATTCCATCATATAGCGTCTATTGGACTCTTTATTAATGAGCCCAAATTTGTTATCTTTGCCAGATTCAGCTATGCGTGCCCTGGCTGCATCTCTGTGAAACTTAATCATACCTGGGTTAGCTTTATCATACTGAACTAATACTTTACGAATAATCTCTTTGTCGCCAGCGGTTGGTAGACCAATAGCATCGCCTAGATTTTTAACATTGCCCGCTTCATTTGCGGCCTTGGATACATCTTTTAGCCATTGAATGTTATCCTTCTTCATTAAGCAACATTATACCACTTATGTAAAAAAGTTAATACAAAAAGAGGAACTTTCGTTCCCCTCTCTGTTTGGGCTGTGGATAAACCTTTATCGGCTTATATGTAGCCAGCACGATAAGCTGAGCTCTTCTCATTGAGTGCTTCAAGAGTAAGTTCAGCCTCTAACATACCTCGTTTTGCAGAACCAACGGTTGCTAGAGGGATGTGCTGTGGACGACCATCGGTCAAGTAAGATACGCGCCACTTGCTAGAGTCAACCAACAGGATACCCTTGTTTCCAGCTGTTGTTGGAACTTCTCGCTCAAGGTAAACGGTTACAACACCGAAGTCACTTTCGTAGACTGAGAATGTGTTGTAGAGCTTGTTGCCTTCAGCTTTTGTAAACTTGGTAGAACCAGCTGTGTAACCAGAGATTACTCTCTTTAGAGATGCACCACAGAAAGCTTTGTCAACGCTTATGTCAGTACCACTGTCGTAGATACCTTGTAAGATGTCGTTGAACTCAGTTTCTGAAAGTGATGTACCTGAGCTACGTGCTGTTTTGTTTGTCGTGATAAGTGCGATTGCACCGTTCAAACGACGAGCGACACCTGAAGAACCTGAAGCAGTTGTTCCTGCTACAAGAGCTTTTTCGATGTCACGGGCGAGTTCCTTCATTTTCTTACCTAATTGGTAAGTGTAAGGGTCGTTCATCCCGTAGTGAGACACACGCATTTCAGTGTTTGAAACACGAACGTCTTTTTGGAATAGCTGTACGATGTTTACTGAACGGCTTGGGACTACAGCGTCGCTGAAGGTTATGTCTTGACCTTCAGCCTGTGCGTTGTCTGCTGCTGCTGCTAGTGTGTCGTTTAGCCATTGGTGCAGTGTGTTGACTGCTTTGGATTCAGCAAGAGCTGAGTAGAATGGTGTACTGGTATAATCAACGTTTGTGATTAGGTCAGTTACGTCCTCTACCATTGTCTTGCCTTGGTCCATAGGTGTAATTAAACCAATTGTTGCTGGCATTTTATTTTGACCTTTCTATTTTCTATTAAAGTACGATGTTTAACCCATCATAGACTTTATGCCTGGGAACCGCTTTGAGATGAGGTCGTTAAGGCCTTCCTCACTTTGTAACTTGGCTCTCATTTGGTCTTGCGTCATTTCTTCGGCTTGACTTGGCTGTGCCTGTTGGCGCGCACTCTCTACTTGGGCGGCTTGTTTTTCAACCATCTTAGCTTGAGCTTGGGCTGCACCCTGCTTCTGAGCTTCGGACACAACTTTTTGTGAAGTCATGTTCTTGCTCTTCGCATAAGCGTATTCCAGCTTAGCTTCGTGGCTGTTGATTTGGTTTATAAGTGGGTCCTTTGTCAAGATTTCGTTCATCGCTGCTGCGTCTGCATCGGCGTGAGTCATTATGAATGACTGAACGGTCAAGATAGTTTCCATCTTATTAACCTTTTCTGCCACAGGGTCGGGTTCTGGTATATATGGGTCATCTGGTTGTGCTGGTGCTGCTATAGCAGGGTCAGCGGCAAATGCCTCATTTAGAATCCGAGTAAGTTCAGCTCTCTCCTGGCTAATCCTACTTGCCTCGGAACTGGCGTTTATGTATGCCTTTTCTAGTTCCTCTGGTGTTTTATATTTGCCAGCGTACAGCTTATCTTCTACCGTTTCCTCAGCGTTTACCTCAACTGTTTGTTTTTCCTCTACAGGTTGAGTTGCCTCGGGGGCTTCGTTTGTCTGCGTAGCGGCCATGCTTGTGTCCGTAACATCTGAGGTTGCCGTTTGTACGGGCTCAGCTGCTACTGGAGCTTGGGTTTCGTCATCGCTCACAATTGAAGTTTATACTTATAAAGCTTACGTTGTCAAGTTTGGGGATTATAGAGTTCTTTTAGTTGGTCGCTAAGGTGATTAACCATATCTGCTTTACCGCGTATCTCTTGAATTGGCTGTAGTCTAGCCACTATCTCACCACGAACCTTACAAAATTCATCCCAGCTGTTTATATTGTCACCGTCTTTATTGGTGGTAAACGCCCAAATCATTTTCTGGGCTACAGTTTCTATTAGTAAATTAAATAATATATTAGCCTCATCGTTCATTACGACGTCTTGGAATTTTCTATATTGAGCTATCTCAGCCTTAATAGCTGCTTCCACATCTTCTTGCATTTAGTCCTCCTTTACTGTTGACCTTGAAGTAGGGCTGCAAGTTCGTTATCTGCTCTTACGCCCTGTAATGTTTCTGGGGTTTGTAACTGTGATTGTGCGGCCTGAGAAAGTGTTGCTACTGTTTGTGCGTCCTGCTGCTGTTGCGCGGTTGCTTGCTGAGCTTGTTGTTGTTCTGTCGCTATGCCGAGTGCCTTATTAAGTTCGTCAAGTATTTCTTGTTTGCCAGGAAGTTCAAATGTGTCTAGTACCATCCTGATTACTGGCATTATTATCCCAGGGTTTGTCTGTATAACTGGTGAAATAATTGGGGTAATATACTGGAGCAATTGTACTGCTTCTTGTCGTGCAGCTATCTCGTCTTTAGGTAGCATGGAGCCAGTTTCAATATCAATGAAGAAGTCTCCACGAACATCCTCTGGCAAAAGCTTTACCCATTCTTGGGCGCCACGCTCTCCAACAACCTGTATTACTTTCTCTTGGTCTAAGAACTGTTGGTTAAGGGCAAAAACAAGCTGACCTATTTGTTTAACGGCTTCTTCAAGTAGGGCTATCTTAACAGCAAAGCGCTTTCCAGCCATGCTCTGTGCTGTTACTACCTCAGTAGCACTCCTTCGAGAGCTACCCTCTGGTAATAGACCAATGCCGATTTCGTCAATAGCTACTGACATCTTTATATCACGCGCTGTGCGCTCTTCTATATCACTAGAAGTACCCTGTAGTTGTGGTAGGGCAAATACGTCCATGCCATTCATATCAGACACTTGCCAGATATTACCAGGAGCCATAACTGCACTGTTAGGGTTCCTTAATGTACCAGGTACCATGCGTATAACTGGGTTAAGGGCGAGATTATCATAGTCACGGCGTTGGTTTCTAATGGAGTTTATCTCTCGTTGTAGTGGGTCAATAACTGAAGCTTCGCTTTGTCCATAGAACTTATGTGGGTCTCGGTAGTCATCCAGCTCTACAAAAGGAATACGTTTGTGTGCGTAAGGATTTGGGCTGTCTCGTAGTACAACTTTCTGATTTGCTACTACGACGAGTCTATCTGCTTCCCAATACTCTAGGATTTCTACAAGTTCTTTCTTATTGTCTGGTATAGCAGAACCATTATTGAAACGAACATTATCTTTGAAGTCGTCATGTACGAAATTAGCCCCACCGTCGTTAGTCTTTTGGCTACTTTTAATCTTATCTACGTTTTTATAGTTGGTGTTCTGTTTAACTTCTTCTAGTGGAACTGTCTTGCGGTGAATAACGTACATTGCGTCGTTAAGTGAGGTCGCGTCTGGGTCTACATAGATATCAAATGGGTCAACAATATCTACTTGTGGCTCATCATTGGCCACTTCACTCTTCTTAACGGTTTTGTAAGTAATCTCATCATCTTTGCCAACGACTGGCTCTTCAATTGTGGTTGTTTTGGTCTTGAAGTTCCAAGTAACTTTAGCAAAACCCTTTGAGTACATGAGTGAGTCTTTAATGTAGTCATACATTTTAGTTCGCATACCCATGCGTTCCCACTGGTAAGTAAGTAGCTTGTTAATGACAGTGGCTTGTTCGGGGGTTGATATCTCATAACCACCCTGTACAACGGGAGCCTGCGGTTCTACTGGTGTTGGTTCACCCCTGCTAACAGCTCTCCACTTAGGGTCACGAGCAAATACTTTAGGAATGATGGTCTCTATAACGGTGAATGTCCAAGGAATGAACAGTTTTGAGCGCCAAGGATATATAGATGAGTCTAATACACCCCTCCAGTTATTGTATGAGCGCTCCCAAACAGGTTCTTGTTCCTGTTCTCGAAAGTTTTTAGCACTCTTAAACCTATTATTTACTAGGCCGAGACACTGTTTCTCATAGTCCTCTGTGTTTTTATCTTCTTTTTTCTTAGAATACTTTTCTTTTTTCATAGTTTATACCTTTTGTGATTATATCAGTAGCCCGTCGAACTATCAACAGCTCCATTATGTAGATATGTGAGTTCCTCATCCTCTATCTCTTGTTTATAACTAATAACAAAGTACCTTAGTGCGTCCATAAGGTGATTATTCTTGTCTTCTGGGAGGTTTACAGGGTCTCCAAGCCTGTCTTTACGCCATGAATACGACATAAACTCCTTAATTGTCCCCTTACAGCGTGGGTGTACTATAATTTTGTCTTCTTTTAGTAATTGTTGTACTCGATTTATACCCGCCACTAGCCAGTTGGCGTTAGAGGCACCAGGGGCTTTCTCGTTTTTCTTAACTGGTATGGAATATATGCCATAGGTTGATAGGTCCATTATCTGTTGTTTAGCTGCTGAGTCAGAATAGGTGGCTATAAAGTATCTGTGGGCTCTTTTTTGTTTAATAAGTTCGGCTAGTTCTGACGTATAGAGGTTTGAGGCATATATTTCATCAAATATGTGTATAATACCGTCTCTGTCTATGCCTATAAATGGTACGGCGTCTGGGTCGGTAGCACCAAAGTCAATGGCGTTGTAGAAACTCCAGTTGTCATCAACCTCAAACTCCTGTATGTGCTTCTTATCGTCAAAACCAGTATAGATAAGGCCAGTAAACTTGGCAAAGTCAGCCATATATTCCTGGGTAAAGAACTCTTCTGTAAGGCGTTCTCGTTCTTTGTCTAGGTTTTCTTTAGGTATAAGGGGGTTGTCATAAGAAGTAAAGTGAAAAGTCTTCCAGTCTTTGTCTCCGCTGGCTTCTAGGTCAACAGCATCATCCCAGAATTTTTTGAAATGATTAGCAACACCATTCGGAGTGGTAATAAAAATAGCCCAGCCGTTTGTCTGGACAAGCATAGGTGAGATAATCTTATTCCATACGTGCTCTTTCTGGAAGGCGTATTCGTCAAGTATGACACCCTTTAGCCCCGCACCACGAAGTTTATCCTCACGGTCAGAACCTTTAAACTCTATAATTGAGGTTTTATCCCCACGGAGTGTTCTAATCTCTAGTATAAGTTCATTGTCGTTTTGTTTAAGTACGAGTTCTTTGGGTATATATTCTCCTACAAGGTCGCGCCAGTAGATGCTCTTAGCCTGGGTGTACTCTGGGGCGATTATCCAATACCTACCTGGGTTGTGTAATGCTTCTCTTAATACGATGTTTAGCGCTAGGGCAGACTTACCAAAACGTCGTCCAGCTCGTATAACGAGATAGCGGTGTTTAAGAGATGCTTCGGCTATTTCTCTCTGCCCTGCGTGAGGAGCGAAGTCTATGGTGGCCTTATTCTGCTGCTTTATCTTGTCTAAGTTCGTCATTGTCTACGTCTATTATCTTTCTCTCTTGTACTTCCCTGCCTGAGTCAAAAAAGGCGTTCTTCACTTGGAGTTGTAGTGTTGGGCGTTCGTTCTTACTCCAGCCATGTAGTTCTAGGATGTTCATGGTGGCGAGACGTTTAGCTCCTAGTTCGTCGTCTTGTTCTGCGACCTTCTTTAATTGTAATACAGCCCATTCAGGTGTGGCTTTATGCATCTCTAGGGCATCATTAATTGCTTGTTGGATGTGTGGCTTGCTAAATTTCTGAGAAGCAGCTACCTGTGCAGCGTCTTTATTGTTGACAGAATAGCCAGCTTCCTTCCAAGCCGCTAGTTGTGTCTTACCCTCTACTCTGGCTTTAACTAATTTCTTTTCTCTGATATTGAGTTCTTTCTTTTTAGGTTGTGGTCTAATAGCTTTTTTCTTAGGCATCTACTTCCCTTACCTCTCCTGTCAGTATATTAACATATACCATCTGTGAGACGTTCCACTGCCAGTGTTTACATGGCTTAACCTTGTTTAAGCAACACGCCCGTGCAAAGTTGTTTAATCCTTCTGCTGGGCTGGGGTTTTTCTTTTTGGGCTGTTTAATAGAAGAATCTGGTATCTCCCATTCCGAGCGAAGCGAGGAAACGCTGTGGCCGTTCTTCTTAGCATCGTCGCTTGTGAACGTATGGGTGGCGTAATACTCGTCTAGGAGTTTGTTTATTAGTCCGCTTTTAGATGGTTCGTTGTTTAACCTTTCTTCGTTTGTTTTATTTATGTATATGTTCATGTTCATGACTATACGCATGTTCATGTTCATAGTCAACACCACTTTTATTCTTTTTTTAGGTGAATGGGGGGGTACCCTACTATATATACACACGCTATGGGGGGCTCTACCCCCGTCACCTCTGTTATCTACCTATACCTACCCCTATCCCTCTATTTATTCTCTTTCTTTCTCTTTTTTTTTCTCTATTTACCTACATATAACAGGGGTAGTGACGTACAATGTATATTGTGCGACATCTATTATATGTCTACATGTTGCGGTTATGCTTTTATATGTGTGTGTTGTATG